GCTTTGGCAGGAGCAGATCAGCATTACTCAAGCCTTATTCGTAAGGCGTATGAAGTTATTGACTCTGCAGATCAAACATCTAACTTGGGTGCTAAGACCACCGCAATTAAACTAATCACTGACATTGAGGCAAAGCGTATTGATATGCTGCAAAGAGCAGGACTGCTTGATAACAAAGAAATCGCAGAAGAGCTTGCCACCATGGAACGTAAGCATGAGATTCTTATTAACATTCTTAAAGAAGTTGCACAGAACCACCCAGAGATTCGTAATGAAATTATGTCAAGACTATCAGAGGCATCAAAATCTAGTGAGGTAGTTATCCTTGACAATTGATTTTTCTGACTTCATGGATGCGTTAGATGATGACCTCTTTGATGAAGAACCAGTAGACGTTAAAACTTTTGTTACTAATCCACAGTTCCTTGGACTACCACCACTGTCAGAGTATCAGTACACACTTGTTGAATGCATGAGTCAGATCTATCGCAAAGAAGATTTGATAAAGATGATGGGCTTTGAAGAGGGAACTGAGCAGTATAAAAAGTATACTAAGACTGAGATTATTCAGCAACTAGGTAAGGGTAGCGGAAAAGATCACACAGCAACTGTGGGGGTAGCCTATGTAGTTTATAAATTGCTATCTCTTAAAGATCCTGCCATGTATTATGGCAAGCCACCAGATGACTCTATTGACCTTATTAACATTGCTATCAATGCTGAGCAAGCAAAGAATGTATTCTTTGATAACTTTGTAAAGAAGATTGCAAACTCTCCCTGGTTTGCAGGAAAATTTGATACAAAAGTTGGTTCAATTAAGTTTGATAAATCTATCACTGTTTACTCAGGACATTCAGAACGAGAGTCTCACGAAGGTTTGAACCTGTTCATGGCTATCCTTGACGAGATTTCAGGATTCGCTATGCAGTCAGCGGCGGCATCAAATGATCAAGCAAAAACCGCTGACAACATTTACAAAGCTTTTCGTGGTTCAGTTGATTCACGATTCCCTGACTACGGAAAAGTTGTTCTTCTTTCCTTTCCTAGATTTAAGGGAGACTTTATTAGCAATGCATATGAAGATGCTATTGCAGAAAAAGAAACTATTATAAGAAGCCATAAGTTTATTCTTAATGAAGACTTACCAGAGGACTCTCCAGGAAATACCTTTGAAATTGAGTGGGAAGAAGATAATATAATTTCCTATAAATACCCACGGGTGTTTGCATTAAAGAGACCCACATGGGAAATAAATCCCACAAGAAATATTGAAGACTTTAAGATTGCCTTCTATAAGGAACCGTCTGATGCCCTAATGCGATTTGCATGTATGCCAGGAAACAGTACAGATTCTTTTTTTAAGTCTAGAGAGAAGATAGAAAGATCATTGTCTATTCGTAATCCTTTAGATCAAAATAGAAGATTTGATTTAAACTTTAAACCCAATCCAGATACCATTTACTATGTCCATGCAGACCTTGCACAGAAGCATGATAAGTGTGCGGTTGCAATCAGTCATGTTGAAAGATGGGTAGAAGTCCAGTCGTTCAATGACTACACACAGGTAGTTCCATTCGTTGTGGTGGATGCTATAGCTTGGTGGGAACCAAAAAGAGAAGGTCCAGTAGATCTTTCAGAGGTAAAGAACTGGATTATTAATCTTAAAAGAAATGGATTTAATTTAGGTATGGTCACCTTTGACCGCTGGCAATCATTTGATATTCAACAAGAGTTAAAACAGGTCAGCATAAATACAGAAACTTTATCTGTTGCAAAAAAACATTATGAAGACTTGGCAATGCTTTTTTATGAAGAAAGAGTTGCTGCGCCACATATCGATATCTTACTAGATGAGTTATTAGAATTAAGAATCATGCCAAACAATAGAGTTGATCACCCAAGAAAGAAGTCTAAGGACTTAGCTGATGCCATGTGTGGTTCAGTATACAATGCAATCAGCAAGACAAGAAGAGAAACTATTGGAGATGTAGAGATTCACACATGGTCTTCCTTTAAAGCAGATAGAAATAGAGATCTGGTAGAGGAACAAGCTAAACCTAAAATGACAGAAGAGATAGAAGAATATCTAAGAGGCTTCAAATTACTATAGGAGAATAATGAAAGAATCACTTTGTTTTGATGACATCCTTTTGGTGCCACAACACAGCTCAGTAAAGTCAAGGCACGACGTAAGATTAACAATGTCAATTGGTTATGGGGCAAAAGAAATTAGTCTTTATACACCAGTAATTGCATCACCAATGGATACAGTCTGCGATGTAGAGATGTGTAAGGCTATGTCTGACAGGGGTGGATTGGGAATACTTCATAGGTATATGAGTTATGAAGAACAAGTAGCAAAGTCTCAAGACCTTATTGAAGACAAATATAATTTTGGAGTAGCCATTGCATCTAACAATGGCTTTCTATCACAGGCAGACAGCTTATACAAGATAGGTGTAAGAATATTTTTAGTTGATACCGCTAATGGTCACAGTGACAATGCAATTAATGCAGTTAAAGAACTTTCATTAGCCCTGCCAGATGCACATATTATGGCAGGCAATGTTGCTACTTACGACGGATTTAAAAGACTTGCAGAGGTTGGAGCAGACTCTATTCGTGTTGGAATAGGTGGTGGAAGCGTATGTACAACAAGGATAGTAAGTGGTCATGGAGTTCCTACTGCTCATTCAATATCTGAAGTAGCATTGCAAAACGAATATCAGTGTTCAATTGTTGCTGATGGTGGAATTAGAAACAGTGGAGACATGGTAAAAGCTTTTGCTTTGGGAGCAGATGCAGTCATGCTGGGATCAATGCTTGCTGGAACAGACGAATCACCAGGAGAAGTATTTGAGTCAAATGGAACAACTGTTAAGCACTTTAGGGGAATGGCCTCTGATAAAGCTCAAATTGATTTTATAGGAAAGTCTTCTGTTACAGAAGGTGTTTCTACAACGATTACATACAAGGGATCTGTCAATGCAATTATTGATCAGGTCAGGGGAGGCTTGGGTAGCGGGTGTTCTTATTCGGGGGTAGATAATCTATCATCCTTACATATACATTCAGAAGCTATTAAAGTTTCCCCATTAAGTGTAAATGAATCAAAACCCCACGCTCTGGTGGTATAATAATCTCATGTTTAATAAAATTTTTAAGAATAATTTTGCAAAAGTAACTAATGAAGATATGGTTCTCAACATTGATAAGTTAAGAGACTATGAAGGAATGGAAGTTTGCGGCACCCATCCAGAAAATAACTCAGTTTGCGTTAAGATAAATAGTAATCGTGGGCTAGAGCGCAGAAAGTTTGAAAGATTTGTCAAGGACAATTGGGAGGGTAATGTAACCATTTGTGAAGATGGATGCATTGAGGTAAGCAAGTAATGCCCTGGGAAATTAAGCAAAACTATGGTGGTTGCGCTGGGTATGCAGTAGTAAAACAAGGAACTACTGAGATCGAAGGGTGTCATTCTAGTCAGTCAGCAGCACAAGACCAAATGGCAGCTTTGTATGCTTCCGAATCTGACAAGGCAGTAATTACAAATGAAGTTACTCCAAATAAATATCCTCAAGCAATAAAGCCAAAAAAGAAAAAAAGATTTACTGATTACGAAATGGTAAATAAAGCTGAACATATGAATCCTGAAGATCTTTTTAATCTTCTTGTTCCACAAGAGAAAGCTTTTTATAACTCTTTGATTAGAATCGCTGAAGAGTATGGCCCATTCGATAAGGCATCTTCAGGTGTGTGGGTTGGATATGAGTTGCCTAATGAAAATGAAGTTGCAAATATAGGCGTCAAGTGTGGAAACTGTGCCTTTCATTATGATAAAGCAGAAGGTACTTTAGGATGTAAACTGCTTTCTTTTGAAATACAAGAAAACTCAAAGTGTAGACTAGCAGCCATTCCAGATGGACTAGTAAATACAGAAATGGATGATAATATGAATGACAGCATGGATGACAATATGAATGATAATATGGACATGGACCACGACATGGATGACATGGGTAAGGCAGACTCTGTTCGTGTAGGACAAATGGTTTCCTGGAACTCAAGTGGCGGTAGGGCAACTGGTAAGGTAGAAAGAATTATTAGAGATGGTAAGTATAATGTTCCAAACTCAGACTTTACAATTACAGGTACTCCAGAAGCCCCAGCAGCAGTAATCAGACTATACAGAGATGGCAAGCCAACAGACACTAGAGTCGGTCACAAGGTAGGAACCCTTAGAGCTATGGGTAAGTCAATAGAAAACATTGATCTTATTAAAGAAGCTATTTCAGCATGGGATACAGAAGAGATTGTTGACAACTCTCCAGTACTCGAAAGTGATAGCTCAGAAAAAATAGAAGTTCCAGAAGATCTTTCTTCAATTTTCTCTAATATGCCAGCTCATGCAAAAAGAGTTAATACAAGAGGAAATGCCCCGATCTCACTAAATCTTTTCAGGAATGAAGAGCATGGCAGAAGAAACCTATAGCCCAACTGCTGGAATGAAAGCAGCAGCAAGGCGTGCCCTTAGATGGAAAGAAGAGGGCAAGGCTACAGGTGCTGGAACCCCTATTGGTTGGGGAAGAGCTTCAGATATTGTTGCAGGTAGGGCAATGTCTCTATCAACAGTAAAACGAATGTACTCTTTCTTTGCTCGTCATGAAGTTGATAAAAAGGGAAAAGATTTTTATAATACAAGCAATCCTTCTAATGGTCGCATTATGTGGGATGCCTGGGGTGGAGATGCAGGGTTTTCCTGGTCTCGTGCCATAGCTAATAGAGAATCAAAAAAACATGTTTGGATAGATTCACCATTCTCTTTTGAAAAATACTTGACAAAAGAGTAAAAAAAAGATATTATATATCTAACTAAAGGAGATGTAATGGATGAAGGACAGCACAGTAATCTACAAAGCATGGTTAAGCATAGTAGCAATAAACGTAATAAATTTGAGCATGATTTTGTTTACGATCAAATCACGACTGAATCCATCCTTAAAGGCTCTAAAGCAAGAGTCGAATAGAATTATGTCCATCCAGAACAAGAACATTGGAATGGAACCAATGATTCATGACCTTGAAGCAATTTTCAATGACAACTCTCCAAAAAGTCAACTAGATAGAATAAGAAGAAAAAATACTATTCGTGTCGCAATATTAGAAAGAAAAGCATATTGGGTTCATGATAATATTTTTTACGAAGCAGAAGTTGTAAACGGGCAAATCAATAATGAGAATGCCAAGCCAATAGATGCACATTCTTTGACTCAAAGAGACCTAAATAGACTGTTAATGATCCTTGACAGTATGAAAGACGGCTAATTATGACCCCCATGTTTTTAATATGGATTCCTATTGCTATCACACAGATTATACTTTTTAGTATTTTTCTTTTTAAATGCAAAAATACTGAACAGGTGATAGAAGAATCTATTGACATTATACCCATCTATGTATATAATAAGATGGCGTATTGGAAACAAAAAGATAGTCTTATGAGAGCACCATATAGGAACTCCTCAATAGACGTTGATAGTGGATCTAAAGTTGACGAACTCAACTCTGATTTGCTACCGTCTGAGATTATGGAAATTATTGCAGGACTAGAGAAAGTATAAAAATGATTATTGCAGTTGAGGGAACTAAAGGTTTCACAGACTACGAAGTGTTCATGAGAGCTATGGGTGTAGCACTTTCACAGCCTAATAACGAAAACGTTATAGAGGTATGGTCTGCTGGACCACATAAGATTAATAGTTTTACTGCTGCTTTTTGTAACTCTGCAGAGAATTATCTAAAACAAAAAGGGTTCAAAGTTATTTTTAAAAAATTGCCAGCAAGTTATATATCTGAGAATATATCTTATGTTTCTTATTTTGCCCACTTTGCAAATAAAAATGACAAGCCTTCACGAATTACCGCTGAAGCAGAGCTTGCTGGAATTGAAGTAGGGATCTTTAGATCATAATGCTATCAAACAAAGATGTTTCATTTCTCAACATGGCTAGATACTTTGCTGAAAAATCTGAAGAAAACAAAAAGCATGGAGCAATCATTGTAAAGTCTGGTCGTGTTGTTGGTACAGGATTTAATAGATTTAAGAATCACCCTCACAACATTCCAGAAGAACTTATCAAGGTTCATTGCTCCAGACATGCTGAGGAAGTTGCCTTGCGTGAAGCAGGTAGCAATTCTAGAGGAGCCATTCTTTATGTTGCAAGGGTTAATCGGCAGGGTATAGACAGGAATAGTAAACCATGTTGTGTCTGCAACGAGCTTATTAAAAGCTCTGGTATAAAGAAAGTAATACATACAATAGAGGAAATTTATGAGTCTTAACACCTGGTCTCTTATAGTCTTTGGAGCAGTTGCACTTTTATATATAATGGTGTACTCTTCAATGTTTCAAAAATCAAGTATTAAAAAGTTCGTCCTGTTAATAATAGCGTGGGTCATTCATATGGTTACTATCTTGTGGTACGGAATTGCTACCAATCAGATAGGCTTTATCTTATGGTTTGCCTTAGAGCTACTGGTGATATATTTTGTATATGTCATAACTGGAAAGGTATTCAACAATGATAGTATCCAATCAGAATGATGCTGAAGAGATCGTAAGTAAAAACTCTAGCTTATCTTGGGATGGGTGGGATATAATTCACCTTGTAAAAGATGACTATGCAGAGTACTTGCATGTAGGATTCTTTGATAAGTCAACGATGCAGTGGTATAGGAAAACAGTTTACCCATGCATCGATCAGGGTTGGGATCTTCCTGAGTCGGTGATGTGATGCCTAAAAAAGATTGGAAGCTAGACGCAAAATGTTTAAACTTAGATACAAACTTCTTCTTTGATAAATATGAAGAGGACCTTGATTTAAGACAAGCAATAGATTCTTTATGTCAAAGTTGTCCTGTACAAAGACAGTGCCTTGCAAGTGCCATTAGTAGGCAAGAGTGGGGAGTCTGGGGAGGGGTTTACTTTGAAAAAGGTAAGATATCAAAAGAGTTTAACAATCATAAAGACAAGAACAAATGGTTTAATGTTTGGTCATCTATAACTATGGAGACAAAATGATTTATACATTGGCTATGCAAAAAGCAGTAAGATCAATTAAACCACCACATGAATTCGTAATCGACATAGTTGAGTACGATCTTGACCCAAGGAACAGATTCATTGCAGTCAGGTTCTATGAGTCACAATGGGGCTATTACAACGAATCAGAAAGAATTCGTTGTGTAGCTTATTTAGAAAAAATAAGAAAAGCCTTGACTTCTTTCGGAGTTAAGGTTACACTAGAGCCAGTCATTGATACTGGTGACACACTACCAAGTAAATTAAAAACTAGAGGAAATGGATTCTTAAAATGAGTATGATTACGGTAATTGGAAATCTAGTAGCAGATCCAGAAACAAAGGATGCTGGGGGCCATAAGCTTGCTAAGCTTAGGATTGCAAGCAACGAGCGTATCAAGGATGCTAACGGTGAATGGAAGGACTCTGACACTACATACATTGATGTTACTTGTTGGAGGAAGCTTGCTGAAGGCTCTGTGTCACTTAAGAAAGGGCAGAGGGTCATTGTTCATGGAAAGCTAAAGGGCCGATCATTTCAGCGTAAAGATGGAACAAATGGTTACGCTTATGAAATTGAGGCAACAGACGTTGGTCCATCAATAATCTCTAGGGGAAGCGACAATGCTTCCTCAACATTAAAGTCGGAAGTCATGCCAGACATAGACAACCCCTGGGGTGAGTAGTGGTAGGTCCAGACGAAGCTGATCGTTTGGAAAGGTCCTTTACTGCAGCCTCTAGTAACTTGAGAAAGTCTCTAGGAGGAAAGCCAGGGGATTCAAGTGAAAAAGTTTATTCAATTGAATATCAAGCATTGGTAAAGGCAGGGCTAAGACCTCAGCTAAGAAAGAAATACCGATAGTATTGTGGGCAGGTCAGAAATGATCTGCCCCTTTACTGTATAATTAAGAATAAACAAGGGAGCTATTATGGAAATTAAAAAGAAGTGTGACATCATTGAAGAGTTTATCAGAGAGCATTTCTTAAAAAACATCTTCATTGACGATGCAGAAGTTGAAGATTTTATTTCATACAACAACCTTGGAATACCACTTGCACAATCAGTCTCCTATAAACTTGCCGACCCAACACTAGAGGGTCTATCTTTAATTGAAGAAACTTGGCAATTCCTTTGTAGCCTGTTTGGGGTTGATCCAGATGGGGAATATGAAGATCTTGATGAATTCTTAGAGAGCGAGGAAGATTGAGTGAAATACCTTTTACCTTTGGAATAATAACTGTCTATGAAGATAAGGCTAGACTTCAAGAGATAATACTGTCTATTCGTAATCTTAATATCCCTGACTATGAAATCATCTTTGTTGGTGGTGGAGACTCAAGCGGTATTGATGGAGAAGATATTCGTATCATAGACTTTGATGAAAATCAAAAACCAAAGTGGATTACTCGTAAGAAAAATATTATAGTCCAGAATGCTAGATATGATAACGTAGTTCTTCTGCATGACTACCATGTCTTTGACCCAGGTTGGTATGAAGCTTTTAAAACTTTTGGAATAGACTGGGATATTTGTTCTTGTCCACAGTATTTAATTAATGGTTATCGTAATCCTATGGACTGGTCCCTATGGGATAAACCTGGACATGGAAGAGCTTGGTCTCTTAATTATAATGATTGGTCACAAACACAATACATGTATATTTCTGGCGGGTTTTTTATCGTAAAGAAACATGTACTGCTAGAAGAACCACTTGATGAATCTCTTGTGTGGAATGAAGAAGAGGATGTGGAGTGGTCAATGCGGGTTCGTAATAAATATGTAATGAAGTGTAATGGCAACGCAATTGTTAGGCATAACAAATGGCATAGACATGCAGGGCCACAACAGTGAATAAGTTAGTTATTTTTGATCTTGATGGTGTGTTAATGGATTCTCGTGATTTGCACTTTGATGCATTGAATAATGCTATTGCACTTGTTGCCCCAAAATACTGCATAACCTATCAAGAGCATGTTGCAAAATATGACGGACTCAGTACAAAGAAAAAGCTTGAAATGCTTACAATTGAAAAGGGTTTGCCAATAGATCAACATGATTTTATCTGGAAACAAAAACAAGAAGAAACCATAGCATTGCTAGAGAACTTTCAATACAACGTAACTGCAATCAAAATTATGTTTGCGTTAAGAGATCGCAAATATAAAATAGCAGTGGCAAGCAACAGCATTAGAGATACCGTCAGAGTAGCATTAAGCTCATTAGGATTGCTTCACCTTGTTGACTATGTTGTTAGTAATGAAGATGTTAGGCATCATAAGCCTTATCCAGAGATGTATTGGAAATGTATGACGGCCTTAGATGCTCACCCAAGAGATACAATAATTGTTGAAGATTCTCACATTGGAAGAGAGGGTGCAAAGGCATCTGGTGCTATACTATACCCAATAAAGAATTCTGATGATTTAAGCTATGAAAGGTTTGTAAACATGCTGGATAAGGTTGAGAATCAGGCAACTATTCCATGGATTAATAAAGAGATGAACGTTCTTATTCCTATGGCTGGAGCAGGATCAAGGTTTGCTCAGGCTGGATACACCTTCCCTAAGCCACTGATTGAAGTACATGGAAAGCCAATGATTCAAGTGGTTGTAGAGAATCTTAATCTTGATGCTCATTACATTTTCTTAGTACAAAAAGAACATTATGAAAAATATAATTTAAAGCAAGTGCTAAACCTTATTGCCCCAGGTTGTGACATTGTTCAGGTTGATGGGATAACAGAGGGTGCTGCCTGCACCACCCTTCTTGCAGAGAGTCTAATTGATAGCGACAAGCCATTGGTTATTGCAAACTCAGATCAGGTTATGGACTGGGATGCAAATGAGGCTATGTATGCATTCACAGCTTCTAATGTTGATGCAGGAATAATGACCTTTAAAGCAACTCATCCAAAGTGGTCTTATGCAAGACTTGATGACAACGGTTTTATTGTAGAGGTAGCAGAGAAAAATCCAATATCTGACAACGCTACAGTTGGAGTTTATTACTGGAAGCATGGATCAGACTATGTAAAGTATGCAAAGCAAATGATTGATAAGGATATTAGAACTAACAATGAGTTTTATGTTTGCCCAGTTTTTAATGAAGCTGTTAGTGATAACAAAAAGATTAGGCCAAAGTTTATTGAAAAAATGTGGGGCATTGGAACTCCAGAAGATTTAAATTACTTTTTAGAAAATAACAGAGAGGCATGATGAAAAATAAAAAAGATTATTTAAAGATGCAAAACGATCATTATGAGGGGTATGCAGAAGCATGGTCCCTAACATATAGAGACCCTGTTGTTGGATCATATGATGCCCATAATGACTGGCCTGACTATGACACATACCTTTTTAAAGACTTTGATACAAGTGGACTAGTAGCCTTAGACTATGGCTGTGGTCCAGGGAGAAACATTATTGAATTTCATGATCGTTTTGGAAGAATTGATGGAGTAGATATTGCTCAGACAAATCTAGATAAAGCTAAGATTAATATTGAGCATAATGGAATTGAGTTGCCAAACCTTTACCCCACACCTGGAGACAGTCTCAGTATGATTAAAGATAATACTTATGACGTATTCTTTGCAGTTATTTGTTTTCAACATATTTGTGTGCATGAAATTAGATTTAACATTCTTAAAGAAGCTTATCGAATTCTTAAGCCAGGTGGGAAACTTTGTTTCCAAATGGGATATGGTGGAAAGGCTCACACAGAAACTGCAGGGTACTATGATAATGTTTATGATGCTATCACTACTAATGGTCATGCAGATGTAAGCATTACTGATGAATCTGAACTATCCGATGACCTAGTTAATAAGATTGGATTTAAAAATTATAAATCAGACATTCGACCAACAGGTCCAGGAGATAATCACAGAAACTGGATTTGGGTGCAGGTAGAGAAGTGAAACTGATTTCTCATAGAGGAAACATTAGCGGTCCAAATATAGATAGAGAAAATTCTCCAGAGTATTTAAATGAAGCCTTAGAGCTTGGCTATGATGTTGAAATTGATTTGTGGTTAATGGAAGGCTCTTTATTTCTAGGTCACGACATGCTTGAATATGAAATTAGTGAACGCTATCTTAATAGTATTAGAGATCATGCATGGATTCATTGTAAAAATCTTCTAGCCCTTGACTTTTGTAGAAGAAGCGACTATTATAATTGCTTTAGCCACAACGAAGATGATGCAGTCTTAACAAGTAAGGGTTTTATCTGGGCCTACCCAGGAAAAGAAATAAAATCAGATAAGTGCATAGTTGTTTTACCAGAACGCGGAGAACAATATAAAGACTTAAGAATGCCAAATTCTTTTTATGGAGTGTGCTCTGACTACATAGAACAGGTGAATGTTGTCAAATGAATCTTCATAAAATAGGACTAAAGTATGGAACGGATAAATCAACTTACCATGAGTACATGAACTTTTATGAAAAGCACTTTGATCGCAAAAACATCAAAAGGTTCTTAGAAATAGGTGTACAGTCTGGTGCGTCATTGAAAGCGTGGAGAGAATGGTTGCCAAAGGCTTCTATAGCTGAGGGTTGGGATATTAACCCAAGTACTCCGATTAATGGATGCGATATACGAATAGTTGACCAACTTAATGTTGATCAGATGCTTAACAACATTACAGGAGAGTATGACGTTATTCTAGATGATGGTGGGCACACGGCACAGATGATGCAAGTTTCTTTCTCTACTCTTTTTAAATTTTCAAAATTATATGTCATTGAGGATCTTCATGCTCCATGGTGCGGAGAACATTTTCTTGCACCAAACGATATCAATACCCTTGACCTTTTAGAAGGTTTTAATGTAAATGGATGGACCTCTCCCTACTCAACAGATGAGCAAAAAGAGTACATCGATAAGAATATGGAGATAGTAGGAATATTTATTCGGGGAGAAAGAAGTAGCCCCCTATCAGCTACAGCGATAATAAGAAATAGGAGCAAAAATGTTTAAGGAAATAGATTACAGTAAGCACTTTGTAATTGGAACACCACTTGTAGGTTGGAAGTGTGATAAAAACGAGGACATGTCGTGGCTAGACAACAGACTTTCTATTATGGAAAAGTTCCCTAATACTAAATTTTTTGCATCATTTGAATTGGATGAAAGAGGTCTAGAACCATTCGGAAGAGTTATTGATGCCCTTAAGGAGGTGTCAGGGGACTATTGGACATACTCTATAAATGATATGCAGTCTGAAGTAACATCACAAAATAGGTGGATAAGAATAGAGACTGGTCGTAATCTTATTCGTGAGTTTGCTCAAAGAAGAAGAGTTATGTCTGGTCACCATTGGGGAGAAGCAACACCACAAGAAGGTGTTGTTAGTTACGATGCTATTCTTTATGTAGATTCAGATATGATTCTTCAGCCAGAACTGATAGGTGGAATGCTAGAGGTCGATCATCCATTAGTTAGTGTCTCAGTTCCTGCTTACGGCCTCACTGGAAAATTAATAAATGCAAGTCCTAGGTTGGAGGAGCATTGGAACACTGCGGGAATGCTTTTAGTCAACGCACCAGCATACTACGACTTGCCATGGTCTCATAATGCAAACTTAAATCTTAGTGATGATCCAACATTCCAGTCCATGGCTGAAAGATTAAAACGCCGCGAGGGTGTCGAAAATCTAGAAGATACCTATGGAATGACATGGGTAAGAAAAGATTTGCAGGCACAGCATAGAGGAGAATTGCTTAGTGTAGAAAACAGAAAGATTCCAAATAGGAATTTAATGTAATGGAAAGCTATCAGGAAGTTTTGTTTCCAGCACCTACAGAAAAATACTGCTATGTGTGTAAAAGAATTCTTTCTGAGCTTGAGTTTGCAAAAAATTCTACTAAACCTGGAGAAATTAGGCCAGAGTGCAGGGCATGTGACAACAAACAACGTAAAGATAGAATGCGTAGAGAAAAAGCTAGAGATCCAGAAGCCGTAAGAGAAAAGTATTTAAAGAGAAAATACAATATAACATTAGCAAAATACACAGAGATCTTTGTTGAGCAAGAAGGCAAGTGCTGGATCTGTCAAAACAAAAAAGATCTTGTTGTAGATCATGATCATGCCACAGGAGAAGTTAGAGGTCTATTGTGCAGCTTGTGCAATACATCTCTTGGCGGGTTTAAAGATGAAATAAGTTCTTTACAAAGAGCTATCCTTTATTTATTAAATCAGTCTTGACAATAAGATATAATTCCTGTAAAATTAGAAAAGTGGACGAGTCATACTATGATGATGAAGATTTTCTTCTATCATATTACGAAGGGTATTGATGATGCTAGATTGCAGGGGCATACCAACTAGGGTGTGCGTTAAATGTGGATCAGATTTATTTACTGTCCAAGTTCAGTTTGATGAAGATTATGAAATTATAGGATATTTACTTGACTGTGAGTGTGCTTACTGTCAGACTAAGCTAACAGCTCCAACTCCATTAGATCTTATAGAAAGAGATTGACTGCTGGTTGAAAGATATGCTATAATAGTTAAATGAAGTGTATGTTTGAAAATTGCGAACTGCCAAAATCATCTTCAATCGGTTATTGCTCGGGTCACCGAATGCAAATAAAGAGAAGCAAGGAATTGTCGCCACTCAAAACTCAAGAAACCTTAAAAGAAAGAATAGAAAGAAAGTCTATAAGAAATGATAATGGATGTTTGGTTTGGACTGGTCATGTTGATACTGGTGGCTATCCAAATGTCAAATGGAAATATATAAATTATTTAGTTCATCGTATCTATTACAAAATAATGATTGAAGAAATAGGTCGTCACGACACCTTGGATCATTTATGTAGAAATAAGCTATGTATTGAGCCAAGCCACCTTGAGCCAGTAAGCAGGTCCGAAAATATAAAAAGAATGCAAATATCTAAATATTATGAAACAGAGATAAATCGACTTGTTGACTTTATTGAGTCACTAGGATATGATAGTCGTACACTACAACCAAAGGAGTAGATCATTCAAACTTTTGTTCCGTTCGATAATATTATAAAATCAGCATCAGTCCTAGATAATAAAAGACTATTGAAACAATTATTAGAAGGAAGACAAATATATAACATATTGTCCTCTGGTAGAACCCAAGGTGCTTGGGTACGGCATCCAGCAGTACTAATGTGGAAAAATTATGATATGGGACTGTTTTCATATCTTAAAGCAATCAAAGACGAATGCGTTCATCGCGGAATCAAGACAGATAAAAATTGGAATGCTATATTAGAAATACATAACAACAATTGGAATCGTGGAAACAATATAGTTATGCCAGCTTGGTGGGGAGATAAGAGAATTCATCAATCCCATCGTAATAATCTATATCGTAAAGATCCAGAATATTATGCAGAGTTTATGTTTGATAGTTTTATTTCTTGTTGTGACAAGTGTAACTACTATTGGCCTACTCATAAAAGTGAAGATTTTTTCTCTAAAAGTATTGACAAACTAAAAGCAGCCTAGTATTATATGTATATGAACCTAGAGAAGGAGAATGAGATGGATGGAATCGACAGCTACTTTGAGCATAAGTTTAATAGCATAAATGACAAGTAGAAGGAAAGAGGAAGCAAATCTCTTTCAAGATACACCAGATAGACAAATGACCCAACCCTCTGGGTGGTGTATGACAAAAGATCATGAAACATGTCCTTATCAATTTAGACATGGACTATGTGGATGCACATGTCACACACTTTCCCAAACACAAAAAACACAAATTGTATGAGAGAAAGTTGCGTTTCTAGCGGATAGCAACTAACCTAAACCTTGGAGAATAATGAGTAATTTATATATGACAACAGAAGAGTTTGCTGCAATGGTAGTGGATAGTCTTCATGAACAGAATTATTTTAAGAAGGGTAGTAAGAATCACCCTGGAGATATTGTAAGTGCTTTTACATCTACCGCAGAAAGCATTGCATCAGCATTGGATTGGGCAATTCGGAGAGAACATGAGGCAAAGACTGATAAGCATAAGGAAGCATCAGTCACCTATTCAACAAACAAAGTACCTCTAGTACAAGACAAATCTCTTCCTGAAGATTCTTTGGGCTACTCAGAGTGGAAGAAAAATGGGTATCTATAATGGGTAAGATGAAAGATCTATATCTAATCCATAATATTGAGAATATTGACGAAGATGATGATTAACTAAGAGGTATAATATAACTGCCACATGTTTATGTGAGATCATTTTTCAGGGGTAGTTATGAGAAAAGACGGAGATCCAGAAATCTACTGGAGAGAAAGAATATCTAAAGAAATAGTTTGGGCATGTGAACATTCAATTGATCCGTGTGATGATTGCAACGAGCTATCTTATTTTATAAAGAACGGACTGAGAAACGCTTCATAAAAAAAAGATTTGTTAACCTTGGTATGTTATAGTAATTTTACTACATTAACAGGAGGTTAACATGAAGGAGTTTTCAGGTAAATGGAAAATAGGAAAAGACGGCTCTATGGTTCTTAAATGGAAGAAAAGAAAAGTTACTCCACTAACGTATCTTGACACATCTAACAAAGAAGAGTAGACTTTAGGCATGAACAAAGAATACCTATCGATTAAAAGAAGTATTCGTAATGCCATTCGTACCCCCAAGTGGTGG